TTCTTCAATGTACAGTTGTCTCATAATAATCTACCTTTCTTTCAAAAAATACTTGATTTTCCGCAAGGAAATGATAGAATATATTTATCAGTCCTTGCGGATTGGTGTTTTAAGAGTAACTTCTACTTGTCTATGGTGTAAGTTACTCTTTTTCCTTGCCTAAAAGTAAATGAATACCTCTGCGAATTGCTTCTGCTCTTGTAATGTTATTTTCAATGCAATATTTATCTAACTCGCTTGTGGTTTTATCGTCAAGCCTAACTTTTACATCATTGCTTTTCGGATTATTTATTTTAGGTCTGCCTGTTCTTGGACTCATTTTTACCACCTCACTTATTGAGTTCCACAATCTCATTATATTTATTGGAACTCATAATGTCAATACCTTTTTAAAGATTTTTCCTGCCTTTCGTTTGCTGTTTGACAACCATTCCAAAAAGCGGTATAATCCATGTATCAACCGCTTTTGGTGGCTGTAAGTGTAAGAGTAACCGTTACTTGTCTAGGGCTTCGGTTGCTCTTATTTCGTTATAGACCTTATCAATCCCTTTCATTACTACATCATATTGTGTCATTCCGGTCTTTTCACAGCAATATAGAAGTTTTTCTCTATCTTCTTCTGTTGCTCTTACTTTTATAATGTTATTTTTGGGATTATCTGTCGGTCTGCCTGTTCTTGGTGACACTGTTTCATCTCCTTTCTTTTGGGTACACATAAATATTAATATATGAGTACACAAAAGTCAATACCTTTTTGAAAAATTCCCAAATCCACAAATCACTAGCTGATATTCAGTTGTCAATGTTCAAACAAACAGGGGCATTTCTGCCCCTGCCATTACATTTTGGAAACAAGCGTTGACAGCTTGCTTTTTGTCATTGTGCGCTCTTCCGGTGTCATGTCGGAGATAAGTTCCGCCATATCCTCCGAAAGCTCTTTCATGTATTTTTCAAGGTCATGCATCTTTGCGTCCTTGTCCTCCGGCGTATTGCCCTTGTGAAGCTCTTTGCTTTCCATGTAGCTTCTGCGGCTCATTCCGCTTTTGCCCTCTCTGCGATCACGCATTCCACCTTCTGATGACATTTTAGGCTCGGTGTAATACATTCTGCCGGAAGAAAGATCCATATCACGGTCGTGTTCCATTTCCCGGTACATTTCCGGTGTCATGTGCCAGTAAGGCGGCTCGTCATATCCTCTCCGCGTTCCTCTTCCTTTTGGCGCAAATCTGCCGTCTGCATACCGGTAACGGTCATAATACCGTCTGCCGTCTCCGTAACGCTCAAACATATCAAGAACCTGATCTGGGTCTGATTCGTCCATTGATTTTGTAAGTGTCCGGTAATACATGGCTTCCGCAAGGTCTTTAAGCATGTCCGTGACTTTTTCCATCTCTTCTGTATCCACACATTCGATACCTTTTGCAAACTCACACTCTGCGCTTTCAGACAGTTTTTCGATCATTTCGTGCATTCTCTTAATATCCATAAAACCGCCCTCCTTACGCTTCCCGGACTGCAATTAAATTGCTGTTCTGAACTTCGATTGCCTGCGTAGACGTATTCTGTACCGCTACCGTAACACAACAACCGCGAGGAACGTCCACATATGCCTGCGCCGAAACGTTAAAGAAGTTTTCAACTGCCGCCGGTGTAACAATCATTCGAGTTGACTGCAACGGTTCTCCGTCAATTGCAATAGCCAGTGAAATAGCTTCAACTGTGCCACCGGTAGGAATTTGAATGTTCCCGGAATAAGATACCAAAAATCTTGCCCGGCACTGATTTGTAAGTCCTCTCAATTTAACAATGCCGCTTCCCTGTCTATGAACAATACATTTTGTTGCGCTTGCCGGAGTTTCTGTAAATGCCACATCTTCTCCCTGCGCAACAGTTTGAATTGCAATTCCTGTAAATTCTGCCATAATTATTTACCTCTCTTTCAAAAATAAGGGCAAACATTATAGTCTGCCCTTTGTGTTTATAAGCAATACTGCACAGCAGACATAATCGAGTTAAACTCAATTAAGATACTCAATTATTCAATTTTGTGTAGCAGCTACTTTTAGCAGCTACATCCTGTGTTGCATCCACAGCCATACGCATAAGCGTTAGGATTTGGAACAACATATGCCGGGATTGCAGCCGGATTTACAGCGTTGATGATCTGCTGTGTCTGCGCTGACATTGCAGTAGTGAGCAATGCAGACTGGCGATCCTGTGATGCGGCTCTTCTTAAGTCATTATTTTCTGCCTGTAAGGAAGAAATCTTTTCCTGACACAGGTAATCAAGGATTGCCCTTGTTCCTGCCTGCTGGCTGTCGATAATGTCTCTGGTGTTGCTGTTCATGGTGTTCTGCAGTGCACAGGTGTTCTGTGACATATTGTAGTTTACACCCTGTATAGCTTCCCTGGTCTCGCAGCAGCAATTAGCCAACTGGGACTGTAAAGCATTCTGCGCCTGCATAAGTGTCACGTTTGTGGTATTAAATCCCTGCTGTGTCTGGTAGCCAAGGTTGCAGATTGCATTGTCTACACCATGGAAACCGTTCATAACGGCGGTATTCTGTGCGTAAAATCCATCACAGAGACCATTTGTGATACCATCTAACTTTCCGATGATAGCCTGCGTGTCAAACCCACGCTGAATTGCAGAGTCGGTGTATGCAGATGCTGTCGCTCCCATACCTCCGTTTCCTCCCCAGCCATTGCCGCCAAAGCCGCCCCAGCCAAAAATCATAGCGAAGATAATGATAGCCCACCAGCCATCGCCGCCCCACATGCCATCATTGTTTCTTCCGTTTCCTGTCACTGCTGCAATATCAGCAAGACTAGGCATTGCATTTCCATTAAACATTTTGTTTACCTCCATCTGATCTATTTACAAATTGGATAACCGGTTATTTTGCGCGCACCCCAAAATGTACTAATGATTAAACATGCTCATAACTTTCTGTTTTGCTTCATCTACCGTAATTCCTCTTTCTTTACAGAGATTCTCTGCCATTGTCTTAAGTCCACCTGTATCTCCGCTTTGATACATTTGCATGGCATTTTTTGCCATAGGATTGTTTTGAACCTGCGGAGAATTCATCATTTGATTTAACAATAATTGTGCCGGATTCATTCTGGATCACTCTCCTTTTTTACCTGTGAAGTTTTTCTTTGACTGCTTGGAATTTTATCTAATCGGTTTTCTATCTGTTCAATCTTCCCAAAAAGTTCATCAAACTTCTGCATAAATGCACCTGTGCACTCGTCTGATAGGTCAAATTTCAATTTTTCAGTATCATGCGATAAATTGCTAACAGTATCATGCGAAACTGGCTTAAAAACGATTGTGCGAATTGTGCCATCTGCGTTCCAACTTTTAGCGTATATTTCTGTCATATCCTGTTTTGGGAAAAATGCAACGCTGCCATCCATTGGCACATCATTGGCAGTGATGTTTTCTACCGCCGGAACTACTTTTCCATTTATGCCAAAAGTTTGAACCGGGATCTGCTGCTGAATTTGCTGCGGTGCCTGCATATAATTTTGTGTATTATCAATGCGTGGCTGATTCATATACGGATTGTATGCGTACTGCTGCCCGTATTGCTGCATCTGCTGATTATAAATCGGATTCTGGTATGCTCCGCTCATATTCATCCTGTTTGACCTCCTCTAAAACATCTTCTATTGCGTGTATGATAGACGACTGCGTTGACAAGTCCAAGGACTGTAACTCTTTTCTGGCAAAAATTTTTTCAAGAACTTCATCTGAAAACACCACCATCCCTCCCTTTGATTATATTTTTGCATAAAAAAAGGCGGCAAAACCGTCACGATTCCGACAGTTTGCCGTCAAAAAATACAAAAAAAAAGAACGCATTAAGCGTCCATACATCCGTTCGTGTTACCTTTAGTGTTACCTTTGATTTTGACCTTTAGAAAAGACACCATTCAAAAACTCCTTTCTTTCAGTAAAATCAAGGCTTCACAAGGTTTTCTTAAATAAAAATAAAGTAGCGGAAGGGAGATTCGAACTCGGTATCAATTCTCTCAAACCCGCATAAATACTGAATTTCTTTATCTCCAAAGGTGTTACCTCGTGTTACCTTTTACATTGATAATGCTTTTGCAATATATTCCTGCATTTCACTCTCTGTCTTGTTATTAAAATAGTAATGATCGAGAGTTGTTCTGATATCTGTATGCCCCATTTGTGTTTTTATTACCGATTCTGGAACATTTCCATCTATCAACTTTGTTGCATATGTCTTTCTTGCCTTGTGAATTGAACGTTCACCAATTCCTATTCTATCACATATCACATATAGCCGCCTTGTAAATGCCTGACCTTTTATTCGTTTACCGTTTTTCATAAAAATATATTGCCCAAATGGATTGAGCATTTTTATTTTTCTCATAAGTTCTTTGGTATCTGCGGTAATTATAACATCTCTAAACCCGGCATCACTTTTAGGAAAATTTTGAACATCAAATACATATTTGCCATTATCATCTCTATATCTTATTTCTGTCTTTGATATATGTATCTTATTTTCTCCGACATCAGACCATGAGAGGGTAGATATTTCCCCAACTCTCAATCCTGTTTTAAATGCCAAAATAATGCCAAGTTCTATCAATGTAGGCTCATTTTCCATTACAAATCGTTCAATTAAAAGTTCCTCATCCTTAGAAAATACCAATTCGCAGTCTGACTTATGGTTCTTTTTAAATGACTTTTCCGAAATTTCCAAATCACCCATAAAACTGGTTATGCTCAGGCTGGTATAATGTTTTTTCTTTGCATATTTGAAAATTCCGTTAATCAATATCCGCATATCAGAATAAGCTTTTTGCGTAAGTTCCAGTTTTGAAATAGCTGTTTTTATGAATGATTCCAATATTTCTTCATCAATGTACCGGATTTTTCTATTTGCAATCGGCAAATACTTATTTTCAAAAAATCTTTTAAAATTTGTCTCGTACTTGTCCTTTGTCTGTCTTGTTATTTCACCATATTCAAGTTTTTCAGAAATCCAATTAGAATATACCTGAATAACTGTAGGTTCATCCTCCTTAGCTTTATAGAACTTTACTATTTCATCTTCAATTGCTTTTTCAGATGTTCTCTTTACAAGTCTCTTTCCTCTCTTATTATCTTCATCTGGCAAATATGTGTAAAACTTTCCATCTTTTCCTTGCCAAATGCTGTAAGTGTGTTTTTCAATAAGTTTTTTCCTTTCGTTCATTTCAATTTTTTTCTGAATGGTGTCTATGTTGATAATACCATTTTCGATGGCAATATTCAACAACTCACTATTTGAAAGATTTCCCGTTTAACTCACCTTCTAACTTTTTTACTTTCTGTTTAATATCAAAAATTCTTCTTTCCACTGTTCTTGTTGATACGCATAGTCTCATGGCTATTTCTTTTGAAATAAGTCCACGGGCAAGAAGATAAAATATTTCTTCTTCCTGCTCCGTGAAATTGGCGTTTTCAATAATTGTTTCAAGCTCTGGCTTAGTCAGTTTTGAAAACTTCATAAGCCACTATCCTCCAATATTTTATTCTTCTCCCTGCCAGATCTTCGGTGTACCATCAGCATTTAGCATAACGGTAAGACCGCCGCCCGTGCTTATTGTGATATATAAATACATCACTCCTGTGTCACTATCTGCATAAATAAGATATTCTTGTCCACTTCCCACCAGTACCATTGTGTTTTCCTGTCCCGCACTGACATTTGCTGTATCACTGCATCCGGCAATCAGAAGTGTTGCTGTTATGATGGCTGTTATAAGTTTCTTTCGCACTGCATTAGTCCTCCGTATTTTCCTCATATTCCTCTTTGCTGATGGTCCTGATGCATTCCTCACTCACGCCTAAACTTTTCGCCATGTTTGCAATGGTTCTTTTCACATAGTCGTATGCACTTTCTTCAAAAATCCTTGGCTTTTCTTCTGTGACTGTAAAACCTATATTCTGCTCTGCATATCCAACGGAACCCTCTCCGCCAAACATTTCTGAAACCTTAATTTCAAAGTATAATGATATTCTGATTTTCATTTCATTCATTGTTTTTCCTCATCTTCTGCTGTCTGTATCATGACAGCACCTCCGAAAAATTAAGTTTCATCTGCGGATCCGGCTCATAGTTCATCCACACCGTTTCCATCCGCGGCTTTCCGTGCTCCGCACAGCTTGAAAACTGTTTTTTCTCCCATCCGTTCAGATAGTCGTTATACATTTCTGATTCATAGCCAGACAGCATAATCTTGGCTTTACTTTGCAACAAAAGTTTTAACAGTTCTTCGTGGTCAGAATCTGACATCTCATGTTTATACTGTTTCCCGGTTCTGGTACCCAAAACATACGGAGGATCAATGTACATAAAAACATTGCTGTAATTAAATCTCTCAATCACTTCCACAGCCGGGCGGTTCTCGATCTGTACCATTCGCAGACGTTCTGCTATGTCAACGATCCATTCCGGCAGACGGTACCAGTTCCATAATGCATAAGCTTTTTCTCTGCCCTGTACATCATTTTTCCATCCTACCTTGCTGCCATTGGTGCGGAACCCGTGCCCTTGCCAGCACTGAACCAGAAATCGCAATGCTTTATGGTACGGTTCATCCGGCATCATCAGCTCCCATACATCCAGCTTATATGTATCCTCATATTTTTCACGGCTGAATGGTGTAGTCATTACCATTCTGGACAGACGTTCCGCATCTTCCTGTATGCACCGAAAGAGATTCACAACATCATGATCCAGATCATTGATCGTTTCGATATCAGATACCGGCTTATTAAATAACACGGCCCCGCTGCCGAAGAACGGCTCTACATAGCTGTGATGTTCCGGTATCAGTTCCACCAGTCGAGGAGCAATATTCCATTTACTTCCCGGATATTTCAATACTGTTCTCATTTTTTTTCAAAAGGAACCCGATATATCGTTACCCCGGCCGGAGGTTCGGCTCCTTTCTTGCCTTACGGCTTATAATCTTCAAATTTTTTTACAGTGGCAAAAGCAAATCTCGAATTCACCCAGCGCTGTAACTTTTTCAGTTCATTGCCCTGTTTCAACTTATATTTGTCATAGATCATCACATAAGGACTGTAACCGAGATCCCGAAGCGTATATATTCGCTTCAAATCCTGATCAATGGTGGTGTCAAATCCGCAAAGAACATACACTGTCATTTTCCTGTGATTCCATCCGGTCAATTCCTTAAACATTTTGAACTGAGGAACGATTTTTTCTCTTTCTTCGTACCGGTCCCATGCAAAATGAATGTTCTTAATTTTCATCTGCCGAATGTATTCTACTTTTTCCTCTGTCATAATTCGAATATCGCAACCTTGTGAAAAATCTACCCACGCACCACTGTCAATGAGCTGTTGGCTTAAATCTTTCCAATCCCTGCATGCAAACATATTCGGATCAAGCAGGACTATATTTTTCTGACCGTTCCAAAACTCCGACAAATCTGCGGCCTTTACGGAACATCTGCCCTCTTTCTTCCCTACGATACAAAAATCGCACCCGCGCGGGCATCCTCTTGTCAGAAACCCATATGCTGTATCTTTACACAAATCTGGGTAAAGGCTATAGTCTGGATAAATATGCTCAATTTCTTTTGGAAGAGGATCTCCACCGTCCGGATAATGGTATCCAGTTCCACCTCTTATTATCTCCCCACCACATACCGGATGCGGATAATCTGGGGTAAAGGTAAACACTTTACTCATGTATACCTTGTCCGGCGGATCTATCCACGCCGTCAGCGGATCATACCACTCAACATTATTCCCCTGATGTTTATGCCATGCTGACAGTTTCATCAATGGAAGATTTGGAAAATTGTGCCCGTCGACATCAATTAGTGCTATTCTCATGTTCTTTTTGAAACCGGATACCCTTTATGCGCTGGTTTTGCTCCTTTCTTTAATCAAATCTTGTCTCTTTACAGACTCTACTTTCAACGTTTCTCCGCAGCGGTTTTCCCTCGCTGTCTTTTATAAAACCGTAAAGCATGTCGCGGCTATAGCCGCGGCGTATAAAACATTTAACGGAACACCATTCTACATCACAGTGTGCGCATGGCTCTCCAAGGCACTCATTCTTTTCATTGACAGGTTTTACATCGAAAAGACCTATCTGACCGTCTATTTGTTTCATTCTTTCAAAAGGAGTCGATGCGCATCTTCCCGGGAAGCTCCGCTCCTTTCTTGTTTTACTTCAAAATTTCATCTAAGCAGGCATTCCAACCCACCCGACGTATTGATGTGCTGAGATCTTCATAACCAGATTTCAACTCTGGTATCTTCTCTGGCAACTCCCGGAGGGGACACCAATCATGCCGTTTCTCGGTGAATGTGCTTTGTGATAATTTCGAAGCACCATTGTTTAACACATTCATGAGCTGGCATTTTTTAATTCCTTGAAATTCGTACATGAATTTACACTTACTGCACGATTCCGGCATATCTATTGCCAATATTGCTTTAGGCATATTCACACTCCTTCCGGCTTCTCGCACCGTTCAAACGATATCACCCAAACGTAAGGATTAGCATCCCAGCCGTAGCGGTCAATGTCGGATTTCTTGACGGTGGAGTTCCACAAGTCTTCAAATTGTCCTCTTGCGGTACACGCCCCGGTAAGCAATCCGCTATTGCATCCTTCAGCTTGTGCTTGCACTTCCGTGATCTCTTGCAACCGCTCCACCCTCACATTCATAACCTTAAGCCAGATGCGTGCGGCTTCTTTTGGCATGTGAATGGATGGTTTCCATTTTGTAATATCTGCAATATCATTTCTTTGCCAATCTTCGTAGTAATAGTATCCGTTCGGCGCCTTTTTCCATGTTTCTCGGACATACAGGATATCGCCCGGCTCGCAAGGCAACTTAAAAAATTTCTCTCCATCCCCATCTGCAAATGTACCTCTACACGATATGTACACTTTATGTGTAAAAGCGGTATATCCCCATACAGCATCATCAGGAATAAAGCCTTTCACAATTCTTCTTGTCGCACCCTTTCTCCCGTCCAAAATCGCCCGAACCATTTCTGTATTGAATAAAATCGGATTAATTGTCATTTACACCGCCTCCCTTTAATTGCTCAACTTCCTCGTTCAATTTTTCTATCTTCTGTACTGCTTCTTTCAAGGTCTCGGCATTATGATTTACAGCACGGGCAAGCTCCCTGATGCCTGGGCTTAACGAGATACCAGACAGCTCTACCACTGTTTTATTCTTCCATTTCATCTACTCCACCACCTCTCAACATCTTCATAAACGATTCATTATTCCTTTTGCACATTTTTGCTCTTTCGCAAGGTTTTTTACACTTAAAATAGTCACTACCATATTTCTTGTAATCTGCCTTGTCGCAATGCTCGCATGGTTTATTCATTCACTCCACCACCTTTCACAATCTCGATTGCTTTACTAATAAGGCATACCGTGCAGTCCGATGCTCTACACTCTTCTCCAAAACAATCTTTGTTCACTGGTGATGTCATTATTTTTTCAACTTCTTCCAACTGCTCCACAACCTTGTCTACATCATAAGCCGTCGGATATTCTTCTAGTAAATACAATACTGCATTTGTATTTACTAAAGTTCCATTGCTTAAAGTAACCGATTTTAAATCTTTCTTCAGCGCATCCGCATCAATCAGTCTCATCGTTCGCCCTCCTGTTCCAATCTGTAGTTGCTTTCGTTCGCTCGTCTTTCCCTGTTCTGATGCCTCCGTCCTGATCCATGTACATCTCACATTCATAGCTTTTTGGAAATTCTATTCTGCATTTCATACATTTGATTTTGAACATTACCCCAACAGATGATTGTGATGACTTATTTGTAATGGTTAAGAACATTGCGTTTCCACCGCAGAACGGACATGGCTTCAATTTTTCGTTCATTCTTCATCCCCCCAATCTAATTTCTGACCACAATCACAATATACGGTATCCTCTTCCAATATGTCTCCACAGCAAGGACATCTCCCTATAAGACCGACATAGCTGTCTCCGTCTTTTATCTGGGATATTGATTTCACTTTCTTCGCTGTCTGCTTCTCCACCGCCGCCCGGCATTCTTCCAAAGTCCCAATCTTGCGATATTGACGCCAATCACTTAATGCTTCAAAATAATTGCTTTTCATATCCTGCAATTCTTCAGCAGTACCGATTGCACGGTACTGCTGTATCTCTTCCAGTGCCTCGATTGCTTTCTCAAAAGCTCTAAGTGTACTGCTTTTACTTTCCCATCCCATTTCCTGCCTGATTATTTTTATTGCCTTGTTCTCATCCATTGTTACACCTCCAACAGTTCCGGATTGTCAAAAATATTTCCAATAACTTCTGCACATTTTCTTTCTTCTGTATAAAATCCTAAGTTGCAGTAACAATACCCGCTTTCCTTATGGATTGCATAACTGTAATCCAATGTCCAGTCACCATCGCGATATTTTACAATCTCTGGATACTGTTCTTTTCTATCGCAAATATCATTCTCCCAAATCAGATTGCCGTTCTTGTCCTTAAGTCCGGTACACCAACAAATTGTGGATGGATCAATTTCCAGAGCATATAAATCTGATGCGTAACTAGGGACGATATAGTATTTTTCTCTTCCGGTAAATCCATATCGTACCAAACCGCCAATAACCCATTCTCCGTTATCAGTTCGTTTTGCTTTGCATAAATATCTATTCTCCATGACTTTCTCCTTTCTTCGGATATACAAGCTTCAAATCATATCCGCTTGTAATAAATTTCAACGTCAATTCGTGATTGACTGCGTTTCCGAGTTTATCATAAATCCAGTACATATCCTCTTGCGTGAATTGTGTTCCGAGATATTCATTGTATCCAGAAAGAAGTGATTCCCTCCATTCTTTATTTCTCTTCTCTTGGCGGTAAGGTTCTCCCTTTGCAAGTGGTCTGGAACACCACTCTAAAAGTTTACAGATAATATCGTTCTGTGTATTACAGTCTTTTGCTATAAAATATACATTCCCTTTGTCTGATAAAATAAGTTCTCCAAATTGAGTAAGATAACTCTTCGGAAAGCATTTCATCACATCGAAAATTTCATTAAGCATCCTTTTCCTCCATTTCTTTCAACTTGGCTTCGGCTTCCTCGTATGTAAGAAAAACAGTTTTACCTATCTCACTTACCGGAAACTCTGGCGTATCTTCACCATATCCGCCCCAGAGTTCTGAATGGTTTGAATGATAAGAAGCTCGGATATACAACACATCATCCTCATATTCAAAACCATACACTTTTCTCACATTAATGATGTCTTCCGGTGTCTCCCCGGCTCCTAATCTGTCCTCTACACATTCACGATAAAACTCGTAGAGCTTGTCTCCTTTGTTGCATGGGAAAATAATCATTCTTCCCTGTTCCTCGGCATCCTCATAAGTGGCAAGCTTATCAAGTGCCATTCTGTTATGATGTGCAGTCATTTCACATGGTTCAAGGTGTGCATTACCATTCTCTGCATCCTTAAACCAAACCATATCACTGTTTTTTGAACGTATTGTTAATCTCTCCATGCTATCCCTCGCTTTCTGCCTTAAGCCATTGTTCCACCTCTGTAACAGAACACATTGCTACACCGACCTCAATGGTCTTTACACTACACTGCTCATATGTTTCGATTGAGCAAAGGAAATCTAAAAGTTCCTCATCCGTCATGCTCCGGATCCGGTCTGCATTGGTCTGTGGCTTTTCAATATGTGGCTTTTCTGCATCTGTGCTGTACGACTCCGGCAGTGGCATCCAAGCATTTACAAATAATCCATATTTTGCATAGCTTTTGTCATCATCCCCCGGATAAAACGCACCGTTACCATCTTCATCAGTTTCATATCTTCCGATATCTGGAATAGTAAAGTTTTCAAACGATACCAGGATATATTTATCAGTATTAGGAATCTGCTCATCTACTGGAATCCATCCACTTTCCTGCTCCAAAATCCTGTTGATTTCTTCCTCCGAAACCACTTTTGTTAGTGGAGAATACCCGCAGGCTTCTGTTGCTGCCTCAGATATCCTGTTTTTAATCCTGCTTATTTTCATTCTGATCCTCACTTTCCGGCAACATAGCATATTTATAGCTACTCATTTTACCGTCGTATGTGCTCCATGACGTTTTTCCGTAATCCCATGTATAAACCGTTTCATCTTCATATTTTGCAAAATGTTCTTTGCTCCACGCAAAAAGTTCAGAATCTCTGACCAAAATCGGTGTATCGACTGGAACTTCGCTCCAATCAACATACTGGCCGTTCGCCCATTCTTTTGCTTTTTCTCTGCAACGACCAGCATTTCTAATGTCATTATCGCAAAAATCGCATTTATCGCAGACTCCCCTGCATTTTTCCAGTTTCCCATTAATTAACGCAATATTGCATCCATCACATGCAATATTTAAAATCTCTTCCGCATATTTTTCTCTATTCAGCATCCTTTTTCTCCTTCCCATACCGCAACTGATACGGTACTTCCTTAAAATCTCTCAATGCATCCGGGTTTGGATGCTTCGGCATTCTCGTCTGACGGTTTTCCATCTCTGCTATGATTCTGCGTCTCTCTTTGCTTTCTCTGTGCAATTTATACCTCCGTCATTTTCCAAGACTGTTTACAAGCTGTTCTGACCTCGTATAAGCCTTATCCAACAGTTCTAAATATTCATCAAAGGAAATCTGTGCTTTTTCAGATAACTCCCTCGGATAACGCTCTAACAAAGCCTTAATGCACTGTTTCATGTCTCCAAAATATCCGATTGTTCGAACGCTTTCTTTTTCATTGCCGTCCTTATCCTGTCCGGCATATCTCTGTCTCAGGGTGTGATTCAGAGAATCAATCTCCACAAAATATCCATCCTGCAGTTCCACAGTTAACTTGTCCATCAACCATTCCTCCTATATTTCATACGTCTTTCCGATAAAACGCTTGTCAATGTACTTACATTCCCATTCCAAAACACTTGCGATCCCTGTCATGGTTTCATATCCGGTAGCAAGGCAGTTAATTAAATATCTGATTCTCTCATAAACCTGTCTGATCTGATTTCCCGAAAATTTAAACTGTGTTTTAAGGCAGACACCCAACATAGCAAAATAATTAAATACCTGTGCCAGTAAAAACTTATTTGCCTGTATCATGCAGTTCGGTGCGATCTTTCTCTCTACCAGATAAAAACTCTCACGATACGGAATCTTATTTGTTTCCTCTCTCACGTCAATCTTGCATTTATCTTTCAGATAAAAACAAAGTTCCTCGCCTGTCGTTCCATCCTTTGCATTCTCCACATATGCATCAATGGTCTGCTCAACCTTTATGATTCTTTTGTGTCCGAATCCGAACTTATCATGCAGTGCCTGATATGCCATCATACGGACGTTATAATAGGATTCCTCTATTAGATAATCCGCATTGCTTTGTGCCTTGGCGTGTCTCTGTATTCCGATCAGTTCACTCTTGGAATATCCAAGTGGCTGCATCCGCTTTTTCTTTCTTGCCAGTGCATTACTCATTTGCTCTTCCATCTCCTCTCTACATCCTCAAAATGGCTAAATACAAGACTTTGAACATATTTTGATATATTTGTCCGTGCATATTTTTTAATTAGCATTTCCCCTGCTTCCATCATTCCTTGGAACCACTCATCTTCGTTATCAGCTTCATAAAACTGCTGCCGGAATTTATAATAGTCATTAAAAAACTGCCATTCTTCGGAACCTTTTTCAAATTTCTTACTTGCCATAATCATTCACCTTTTAATCAAATGGTGTGCTGCCACATACTTCTCGGAAACCGTCTTTCTGTCGCATCCGTGCTTGAATCTGTTCAATGGTTTCGGTTCGCTCGATAAATTCCATACGATCACCTTCAAACTGAACAACTTCTCTAAACGGTGTACCCTGTCGATTCTTTTCAACTTTCAAGCCTTTAAATTTTCTGTCTTCATCCAAATTCCACATAAGAATAATATTGGAAGCATCCTGCTCAATATCTCCGGATTCTCTTAATTCGGACATTGTAGGCTCTTTCGTTACATTCATTTCCGATACTCGGTTAAGCTGTGACAATAGGATGATCGGAACGTGAAGCTCTCTCGCAAGTGCTTTGAATTGCTTCGAAACTTCCCCGACTTCGGATGCACGATTATTGAACTTCCGGTTACACCGTACCAATTGCAGATAGTCAACTACGATCACGTCATATCTTTGATGCCTGCATTGCGTTCTCATTTCCTCAATAACATTTGTCTGATCGTCAATTGTGATCGGATATTTTTCAAGCTCATCATTTGCCTTGTCAAAGGCTTCTTTCTCTCCACCAAGAAAAGCCTTTGCCCTGCGAACTCTTGTCAGACCAATCTTTGACATTCTTGAAACAAACCTTTCATAAATCTGACTGTTGTTCATCTCCATGTTGTAGTAACAAGTGTTATAGCCTTTTCTTGCCATATTCTCGATTATTTGTGCCACAATAGCAGACTTACCAACTCCCGGTCTCGCGGCAACAACTGTAATGTCTCCGCCTTCAAGACCGCCAAGGCAATCGTCAAGATGGTAAAATCCTGTCTTTACCCTGTCCTCTCCCACATCATCATTGAAGTATTTATCTTTGTTCTCTGATACGATTTGCTTCATCAACTTAGATTTCTTCAACTGATTAACTTGGATTTCTTCAAGCCTTGTAAGAACTTCCGCGATCGAATTATCAATATCACATGGTCTAAGGCTCACTCTCTGGAAAAGGCTTTTCGTTTCCCTTGCCCGCCAATCCTTAATGACTGCATCCGCATAGTTTTTCATTGCTGTCGATAACGGAGTTGCGGCAATACATTCCTTAAGCTCCCCGGCAATCATTTCCGGCTCCCATTTGTGGTTTTCAAGTGACTGAGACAGTGAAACGACATTAATGTTTTCTCCACGATCATACATGGCAAGCATTTCAGCAAAAGCATCTTGGCAAAATTCAGAGCTGAACATTTCCGGCTTCAATTTGTTATAAACCTTGTACATGGAATCATTGTCAATCAATACACATCCGATCACTCCAATTTCTGCTTCCGTCAACTGCTCTCACCTCGCTTTCGTTTCTCAACTTGACGAATCCAGTAATCGCAATCCTCTTTCAGCCAGTCTCCGTATTTTGGTATGTAGCGATAATTCGTATCATCCGGATTCTTCTCTATATAGTCAGTAACATATGCCACTGTAGCCTCATATATCAGCTTTGCAACGGCTTTCCTGTTCGGCTCGATAACTTCTAAAAGCTTGTCCATCCATGCTACCTTGGCAGACGTTAACGACGTTTTCTTTGGATATGCATTGATCGTGTATTCCCATCCCCATTCCGCGTCAAAGTCCAAATCAGATGCAGGCACGCTTTCTTTTGTATTTTCTTTCTCTTTCTCTATATCTGTATCTATATCTTTCTCTATATCTATCTCTACATTGCAATTTTGTTGCAAAATGTTGCACTCCGTTGCTCCACTGTTGCATTGCAACGCTTTTTGTGCATTTTCCCTAGATTTACGACTTCTTCTTGTACTTGCAGTCTCACTTCCTAGGTTATCTTGCACAAATGGCAACTTGTACTCAATGGAATCTGATGTTTCAAGCAATCCGCAGGAAAGAAGATACTGAATCGTTACTTGAACATTGATTTCGTCCTCGTCAATATCAAGGGCGATCTCTTTGTAAAATTCATCTTCCAAGCCGGAATACTCTAAGTAGCCGCCCTTTTTCAACGACAACAACTGCATCTTAAGGTATATGATCGTATATGTATCGCCACCAGCCATCTTTCGGAGTTTTTTGATTCGTTTGCTATCAAAGAAATCATCCATCAGTTTAAGCCAGTAATACCGCTTATTCTCCGCCATTTTCACTACCTCCAAGCAATTCAATAACCTTTGCCCCAGCATCTTCCGGGCGACAAAATACGAACTCAACGCCATACTTAAGTTGCATTGTCAACATAGCTTTTGCCAATACCTTGCCAGATGTCGGCTTTGTTTTCGGTAGCGGTACATTCAGCAATTTTCCAAGTGTGTGCATATATGCAATATTGTTATACCGGTCCACTCGTGGATTATGCCATGTAAATACATCATTGACGGAATACACCTTGTCTGTATTTTCAATAAGCACATATAGCTTAATTCCGTTGTTCTGCGCCAAAATACACTCGTCACGGAATCTCGGATGTGCTTTTCCACAGATATTCCCTACAATTTCCTGCATGTCCTTTTTCGTGTCAACGGAAACATCATATGTGCCAAGAAAATCCATCTTTTTAAGTTCCATTTTTCTAGCTGATTTTCTATGGATAACATCCGCTACCTTGTCTGTGGCAATTATGTAATCTCCAACCGGCAATGGTGCACGCAAGACTTCCATATCGTGGCTTTTAAAATATCTATTCTTAAGGATATGCAAACCCTCTTTCTGTCCTTTATCCTCAATTATTAACACGTATTCTCCTTTCTGGCGGTCACTTTCGGCAACCGCCAAAGGTATCTCATGGCTTTCAATTTAGTTTTTTGTAATATATTAAATTCCTTGCCAAAACATCAGATACCGCATAAATTGGTTTCTTTTAGGTAAATACCAAGGTGTTACAACCTATTTTTAGTATTCAAGATTGATAGTGACATTCGGACAGATGCTTCCTTCATTGTTATCAATGTCACAGAAATCAACATCATCATTAAATTCCACTGTTACCGTTACTTCTTGCGTATCGTCCTCATCGTCTCTGTCAAATTCAGCTTCTACATCGGCATCAAATTTTGCCTTAACATGGAATTCTACTTCTGTATCTGCATTAAACTTTGACAACTGCTGAATCAATTCATATACTTTCATGCCGTCTCCTTTCAGAACGGACAAAGGTTCATATCAACCTCTAATCCTTTTTCTGCAATATAAACATTTGCTCCATATTTAACTGTTTCTTCTGTCTTTTGTTTGAAAAGTGCGGGATTTCCGCTTTTATCTGATAAGTGAATTAGAACGACATTTCTTAATGCCGGGTTATCATTAGTAGAAATAAATTTAAGTGCCGTATCAAGGCTCATGTGACCTCGTAGGCGGTGTTCGTAGTTCGGCTCGTCCCGGTCTACAAGTTCCATGTCATAGTTGGTTTCCACCAATAAGTGGGTGGTTTTATAGAACCTCCACCTGACATATTCCGTGTCTGATGCATAAACAAGTCTCCCGATTTCCGTGTGCCAGATCCAAAATCCATAGCATTCTACATCGTGTACTAATGAAAAAGGAAATACCTTAAAATTTCCATACTTGCGTTTCATATAGTAATCCTCATAAGGCTGAAATACTGGGATTCCAGCTTTTTTATACTCTGGTATGTACTTTGCGTGGTCTCCGTGAATATGGCTCACAACCACTCCAACAATCTTCATCACATTGAAATTCAATGCTTTCTTAACTTCCATAAACGGCAACCCTGCTTCAATAATCAACGCTTCGCTTTCATTTTCCAGAATATAGCAGTTGCCGGATGAACCAGAACCTAAAACTTTAAGTCTCATTAAAGAACTCACTCCTCACATCAATAATCTGTCTCGCCTGTCCCAACAATTCCCTATTGTGCTTTGCTCTCTGCTCATTGTCACAGATAAATTGCTTGCAAATTTCTGGTCGAACCGGATAGATTCTGCATTTCTCGCAACTCTTATCCGTATCAAGAAAAGGGCATGTCATATCATACGTTCTATTCGCAGTGGGAAGAAGATGTTTGCACTCTTTGATATGGTTCTTACGAATATATCTGCGAATGGTATCTACTTCTTTTCTGCTCATTGGTAAAAGATTGGAACAGCAGTTACCGCATTGGCTACATTTCCCATCTTTGCAAAAGTTGTAAATGTTATCTTCCATGCCTTTCTGTACGGATTCTAAAAATGATATAACTTCCATATGCTACTCCAATTCTTCATCCGCCGGAAACTCAAATACTCCACTCAAACCCATAGTAAGTTTTTCGTCAATTCCATCTGGCGGTGTCTGCCCCATCTTTACAAGATTATGGCACATATAAGCCATTCTTAATTCTTCCATGGCTTCGTCTGCTTTTTCTTCCGTGGAATATTTAGCAACAACCATATCGCCAGTAAGTTGTTCTACTCCTATTAGGTTCTTATTCAGAAAGTAGATATCTTTCTGAAAGCGCTGAATAATTACCTGTTCATACGGCAAATCAATCGTGCCGTCCTGGCTAATAACTCTCATTTGGCTTTTCTTCCTTTCTTTTTTATTTTTCCTATTCCTTTAATAATCCTTGAAATATAGGATTGTGAAATTCCAAGTGCTTCGGATATTTCTCGTTGCGTTTTCCCTTCCACAAAAAACATAATAAAAATACGTTGTTCTCTCGGACTCAATTCCTCAAAAATCTGTTGAGCAAGCATGGAATTAACTGTATTTTCTTCATAATCCTTACGATCTGCTATCATTTCAGCATAAGAAACGCTTTCGCCATCTCCTATATCCACATTATCATCTAATGAAAATGATGCATTTACTGATTTTTTAATTTTCCGGAATTCCATAAGTATTTCATTTCTTACAACAGGAAAAGCATACGTTGAAAATTGATAACCTTTTGAAAAATCAAAAGTATTTATAGCCTTTAACAGACCAATAATTCCTGTCTGAAACATATCCTCGTCCGATGCCGGAATACTCAACTTCTGCATAACTGAAAAAACAATACTGTAGTTTGAAAGAATTATTTGTTCTTTGGCATATTCCGAATGGCATGTACTCCATAATTGCAATGCTTCATTCTTACTCAGTTCAGATTTTGGAAAGTTCATAGCAACCTCCTACTTCAAGAAATCCGGCACGTCAGCATCTTCACAAATTTCTACATCTACTTTCTCCGGTGTTTCTGCCATCTTTGGCTCTTCAACAGTTTCTGCAACTTCCGGCTCAACAGGGAAATCCTCTGTGTTTGCGTTCTCAGATATTTCATGCTTAACTTGTTCCTGCAAATCTTCCATCGGATATTCCTTGAAATCGTTGTCCTGCATTTCCTCTTTCGTATATAATCCCATTGTCAGCTCCGGGCAATTCAGACTGGAGAAGAAAGATGCGGCGCGATACCGAAGCATTAACTGCGGCATGGTTTTCCATTTGCTACCGTTCTTGCCAAGCCAACCCTCATCTTTTGCCATATCCATATTTACTTCCATGCCCTCAACCCTGCGACCATTTTTCATAGTCCAAGCCGTGCATGAGAATGGCTTGCCGTTCTTGTCCTTTGCTTCGTCAAACTGCAATTCCATATCAAATTTTTCGGAGTTATTGATTGCGGCAATCAGAAATTTACTGCTCCAACTCGGTCTGCCCTGAATAACATACAGATTCTGCATGACCATAAGTGGACTAACTCTTAACCGCTGTGCCTGTTCAATGGCAATCAGACAGTTCGCCTCGTTCTTCTGGAATGTCTGCGGAACGATTGTTGAACTTGCCAGTGCCTTTGCCATCTGCATTGCCATGATGAAATTATCTGATGTTCCGAAAATTCCAAGACTGTAATCTGTAACTTTGTTGCTGTGCGCAACCTCTTTCTTTTCCTCTGCTACTGCTACTTCCTGTTTTTTTGTTTCTGCCATAACTATTTTTCCTCGCTTTCCTCATATTTCTTCACAACCGCCACTTTATCAGCACCATAGGTTTCCACCAACTTCATATCCACGGTTTCATCTGTAACTGTTAGCTTTGCACCATTGGCATTTACAACCGTGTCACCGGCTTTCACAGAATCCTCGGTGCGGTATGTATAGCTTCTGGTGCTGTTTGGAAATTTTGCTTTGATATAATTCATTCTGATACCTCACTTTCTAATTTTTGATGGTCTGATAGCATTTATCATGGTCGTTCCACTTAATAGGAATTGGTGCACCACAATCAATGCAATCCATATCAAACATTTCCTCATCCATATTGGTCATGTATCTTGAATGCTGTCCGCACTCGCAATTCGCATAAAGTGGTTTCAATGGTTCATCAAAAAGTGAATCATCTCCGCAATTCATGCAATGGATGCCTTTGCTCTCTTTCTTCAAGCAGAAACCTCTTATCGCTCCACATTTCTTACATTTCCAATAGATGAATCCTTTATATGTCAATCCGTGATAAGTCTCTTCAACAGGTTCTTTATGCTGTGCCGGTATGTTACTCGGCACTACAGCATTCGGAATTTTTGGAAGCGAATCAAGCTCTAACTTTGGTTTCTCAATCTCAATTTCTTTCGTGGAATCAAAATGAAGATAGTCTACCAGCATGCTTGTAATCTTAGAGAAAAGTTCAACCGCTTTATCCCCGACATCAACAGAAATGTTCATTCCGTCTGTAGAAACTCTAATTTTCATTTACACACCCTCCACTTTCAACTGCTTGTCCTCTGAAACGCTCAAAAGAATTAACTGCGCATCCATATCCGGCACATTGAACTCATTCAGCGATTCTGCGTTATCAACAAAAATAGGCACGCTTACGCCGTATAACTCGCTAAGAGAACGGATAATATCAAGTCCTGCTACGATTCTGTGACCACTATTCAAAGTCGAATACGGAACGCCATTCACAGTACACTCGCAACAATCTTTCATACCGCCATTTAATTGCATTTCGAAGAGTTTGAAATTAACTGTCTTGAAATGGCTATTGATAGATTCAGAAACCTTATCCAGTTTGAAACGAATGAACTCTTCTAAGAGGTAAAGCATCTGTTCCTGGTCGGCAACTTTCTGCCCGATTTCTTTCTGCTCGTCACGAAGCGTTTCGATACGATCATCAATCGCCACATTGTTAGCCGCCTGCGCAATAACCTTGTTCACTTCATCAAGCTGCGCCTGCAGATCGGCTTTCTCGGCTTTTAAATCAGTAACAACCTTGTCTGCGCCCTCGGATTCAACCTTTGCAATATCAGCAAGAATCTTGTCATGCTCTGTTTTCAGCTTCACATACTCTTCATTCTGCGAATAATCAGCTTCTGCCGGGATCTCGGATAACTGCTTTGCATAATCATTCTGCTTTGCAAGTGCCTTGGATTCCTGCTCTTTGAGTGCCACAATGTCTTCCTGCAACTTGGCGTTTTCCTTTGTCAATCGCTCAATATCAGCCTTGCAAGCGTTGCCCTTGTCAATCAGACCTTTAAGTTTTGCGCCCTTTGCATCATCAAATGCTTTGCGTGCATCCTCTAACTGCTTGGTGGCACATGCCTTGGCATCTGCATTTTTCTGCTCAAAATCAGCCTTAAGAGACTCAATCTTATCCTGCGGCAACTTCTGACCACATAAGGAACAAACCGTTGTAGATTCATCAAATTTCCACTTGGATTCGTCAAAGAGATATGGCATTTCATCAAATGCCTTGGAAAATTCTGCATTGTATTCAACACCAAGATTTTTCCGCTCTGCATCTGTATCGGAAATTGTCTTCTCATTTGCCTTGATCTGATTTTCCGCAGACTGAATCTGATTATGTAAGTCATTGAACTCTCGTGTTGCATCATCCTTGGCACTGTCAAGACCTCTACGTTTTGCGGAAAGTTCGTCATTCATGACCTGCATAATGCCGGACATATCAAATTGCAACTGCATTTCCTTACTTCTTAAATCGCCCAACGCGCTACCGGCATTCTCCATTTTCTTGCCACATTCAGCGATTCTTCTTACCAGATCCACCTTTGCAAGCTCCTGTTCTGCCACATCCACATCAATCTTGGATTTTTCTGCTTCATCAATACGCACCGGAATTTCAGCCTGTTTCTTCTTCCATCCGGATAACGCTTTGGAAAACTTAGCACGGATATCATCTGTGGACGGTGCTTTCTCCAACTCGCCGAGTAATGGAGCATACTTAGCATCTGTCTGCGCCAGTTCAACATCCGATACATCCGTTGCAAGGCGCATCAGAATATCGCGCTGATCTTTCCATTTCAGAGAAGAAAAATACTGCGGATTGGTCAACAGCTTAAACATATCCTCGCTCTGCGCAAGACCGGAAACATAAGCTTTGAAATCAGCTTCACTCTTTGGATAACCGTCAATCTCAAATGAATTGACATTGCCCTGTAAAGTCACGGTGTCTGTTCCCCGCTTCTTAACCCAGTTCTGCTTCTGCACTTTGGAAAGTTCTACTTCCTTGCCGTCCACATCCAGAACGGCTACAACCTTAATTTCTACGTTATCAATGCGCTTTCCGTCCTTATCCAGTGGTCGAACATTGAACTTTTCCTCTCCAGCACTGTTCTTATTAAACAGAAGCCATGTAAACGCATCAAAGATAGTTGTCTTTCCTGCTGCATTCTTCCCTTTAATGTTTGTCTTATTCGAGAAATTCACATCAAGGCTCTTAATTCCCTTGAAATTCTCCATATGTAATGATCTAATTTTCAGTTTCATTTTCCTTCTCCTTCCACTCTTTATATTTTTTAAGTGCCTCTTCAAAGCATGCTTCATCGTCAACATATCCAAGAGCTGACTCTATAATTTTTGAATTAATAGTTGTTCCTTTTTTCCCCATCAGCTCAATGTCTCTTTGGTGTTCATTTGCAATAATGGCACATGCTGTATGAACTTTCGTCCTGCATGCAACCAGATCTGCATATTCCTCAACGGAAATTGTAACGGTATTTTCTGCCATCTTAATTTTCCTCCTCTAATACATTAATTTTGCTCACAGACACCTCATATGCTGTTCTCTGCTCTTCTGTTCCATCTTCATATTTCTTAATATATCCGCGGCTCTGAATGCGTCCATTGATCTCAATATGAGTTCCTACTTCCAACTGACCAACAAATCTTGCATTTCTACCCCAAACAACACATGGGATATAATCTGATTTTCCGTAGGAACGATTGACTGCGATTAATAAATCTGCAATTTCTCTTCCAAGCGGAGTTTTCCTGTAAATCGGTTCTTTGCATACATATCCGTCAAGCTGGATTTTGTTCAAATCTGTATGCTCTCCCGGATTCGCTTTTTCAATTTCACAGACGAATACATATAATAACAGACAATTTCTCTTTTCCTCGTGTTTGTTATAAGAACGATACACACCGGAAACATTAACGGCAGTGCCCGTGTATTTATCGTTCAGATTGATTAATCTCTCTGAAATAATTAATGGGATAATATCAGCCGTCCCGCTTAATCTATCCACTTTGAGGTACATATTATAAAATCCCTCTCCAAACACCTCATGGTTAAATTCCGGCTCTGTGATAATCGTTCCTGTAAGTTCTACTTTATTGTTTTCTGCTCTCATATTTGAATTTCTCCTTTTCTTGTGCTAAATATAGGCGCAAATAGCTTATGCTATTGCTTGAACTGGAATCATTCAGCTTTGGTCGGTTCGGATGATTCCTTTTCTTTGCTGTAATCAGTGTCAAATGTGATATAGGTAATACCGTCATCGTCATCAGACTCACTTCTGTAATCGTAATCTACAATCTCTTCTGTATACTCCTGCCACTCCCCATCTATTTTTGTTCCTATATAAATAAGAAGTAATCCAATCAATACAGGTATAGCAGTGACCGGATACTCCGTTGCATCAATGCAGATGCAAAACAGAAAAACAACGGTGCCGATCATTTCAATTACCTTTGCTAACTTCTTCATAGACACATCACTCCTGCCACTTATAGGAACCGTTGACAATCTCCTCACCATACAAGGAAACAAAATCTGTTATTAATGCGATAAACTCTGAATTTGTCGGCTTTCCTTTTCCCACTGAAACCGTGTAACCAAAAATTTTGTTGATTGCATTTGTATTGCCATTTGTCCATGTAACTTCAATTGCGTGCCGGATTGATCTTTCTACTCTCCAGACTGTATCGCCGTTTTCTTCTGCGATTTCAGTATAGAGTCCTTTAATAACGTTGATAAGTTTACTTCTGTTTTCAAGACATTTCTCAACCGCACTTATTATGTAACCGTAACCCTTAAGGCTATGTTTTACGCCAATCTGATCTAATGTCTTTCTTAAAGCAATGTTCATTTGTCTATCCATGAATACCTCCTGTTAATCCTTTCCAACTCCGTATCTGATTGCCATTTCTTTTACAATGGCTGTATATCCCTCAATCAGTTTCTTATCCTCTGCAATAATATCCACGTAGGATAATTTGTCTCTTGCTGATTTACAGATGCCCTCGTCAGCCATTCTTCTGCGCTTATTGGTTAAGCGCTGTTTCAGATTTACACCCATTCGCTTTGACAACAGTTCGTAGCTTTCGGCTCTTACTTGGCTGTATGCCTGTCCACCGCCAAGTTCCATGCTGATTTTTCTTAAAATATTTCCAGTATCATCACGCCATGATGTTGTATCGAGTGCAACCACTTCTCGGATGCTCTCAACTCTTTGTTCCACATGGTTTAACTGCTCTGCCTGCCGTTTCTGTTCTAACTGCTGTTCTGCTACAGAATTGAAAATCTTCTGGAACATCTGCAACTCTGGTGATAACTGATTGAGGTCGATTACCTTTTGTTTCACACGCTCTTCCAAGGTCGTGAAATAATCTCGTGCCTCTTCTGCTTTCGCTCCATTCCCTTTCATAGAAAGTTTCTTTGCAAAATGGGCTGTGATTTTGTAATCCTGCGTTTTGTTACCCTCGACATTGATGTCGAACCCCCAGTAATCCTCATTTTCAGTGGCAAATTCATTATCAACAATGTTTGATTTCGCCCATCTTGAAAACTGTCCCTGTGCCAATTCCAAGAACGCATACAGCTTTCTTGCGGTGGTCATTCCGTTTTCATCAACACCAAGCGCAATCTCAATGGGTGTCTGCATTTTTGCTTGTTTTAACTCTTCCGTTTCCTCCAACTCCTTTCCGTGTTATAATTCCCTTATCATCAAATAAGGGAGGTGCTAAAATGATTGAAAAGACAATTCATGACTTAGCTGTCACATATGCCAGTTCAAAACTTTCAGAATATGAAATTGACAAACGCGAAGCTCCACTTTGCGGAAATACAGAAATGTCATCCGAAGAAGTTCTGTATTTAAAAGCGGCATACGATTTTGCTGTCAAAAATCTTTCGGAGTAGGTTCGTACCTTTCTCCAACCATTGCATGAGAAACAGCTTCTTTTATCACTTCATGCTGTTTCTCCTCTGAAACAGACTGCTCAATGCGTTTTAGTGTACCGTCAATACTCTTTAACGTATTGAGCATTTCTTTTAAAATTTTCACTGCATTTCTCCTTTCCAGTAACTCCTTAAGTTACTTTCTTTGCAAAAAAAATATCAATTGGATTTTGGATGTGAAGATTATCAATCATAACCTGAATTTCGTCACTTCCAAAAACGCCCTTACTCATTCTCATATAAAATGTTTTTGGCGTAACTCCAATCATTTCCGCAACATCAGCCTGTGTTTTGCCATTTTCAGCAATAACGCCGCGAAGTTTGTTTGTATCAACCATCTTACTACTCCTTTCTAACTTCGTAACTTTTGAAGTTACTTTCATTATATTCCATTTTGGTAACTTGTCAAGTTATTTTTTTCTTGACGAGTAACTTTTTTGTGCTATAATAAAGTTACCAATAGGAAAGGAGGGAAACTCAAATGACAATCGGAGATAGGATAAAAAAGCAGAGAGAGCTTTTAGGTATTTCACAAGTAGAGCTTGCAGAGAAAATAAAAGTTTCAAAGCAAACACTATATAAATATGAAAACAACATTATTACTAATATTCCAAGTGATAAAATAGAAATTATTGGGAAAGTTCTTGAAGTTTCTCCATCTTATTTAATGGGTTGGGAAGATAATTTAGAAAACGCACCAGATATTCTTCCAGACCTTATGTCGGATAATGAATTGCTAGATAATTTGAAAATGCTAATGGAACTTAGCAAAGAACATCGACAGACTATATTTGACAATATAACCTATTGGCATGAAAAAGAGGGGCACTAAATGCCCCACTTTTTTTTGAATGAAAGTATTGTGTTATATAAAAATTTCAAAAATCGCTCGTTGTCGCACTTAACGACCATTTCAGTTATTTTTTCCTTGTAAAACGCTGTTTCCTCATTGCACTCGTTTTCCCCCATATTGATTTCCTCCAATCATTCCGCACTTCCGATAGCGATACACAAATTATAGAACTTATGTTCGATATCGTCAACCCCATTTGACAAATTGCTACAAATTACAAACTCGTTTGTAGTTGAGGGACAAGAAAACGCCTTATCCCGCCCCTCAGCCAGAACTTGAAGTGCCCTTATCGGACAATTTTATTTTACAAATTTTCCCGCAAACATTCAATTTCTTTCGGTCGCAAGTTTCGACAGGTAAATTTATTATTGTCACAGAATGTCGATTGATTAGTTTAAATTTTGTTAAAAAATTGATTACTGGTTGAAAATTATGCATCTGCCAGTTATCTGTGATGAATTTTAAGTGCATAATTTCCCTTTCTGCCCGTAGGCTTTATGCAAAAGAGCCGGCTACACAACACATGGTCATGTAATCGGCTCTTAGGCTCTTGATTTTATTATATTTCTACATAGGTTTTCTTTTGTGCCAAGTTGTCCGCTTTATTCGTAAAACAGAAGTTAAAAATCCTTAAATTTTACAATTTAGGCGCGATTTTTACCATACTTAACCATTCCTGCACATTAAGATTTGAACCTGAGTTCTGATAAGTACTGAGTGTCCCGGTCTGTCCCGGTCCGAAAGTGCCACCACTCGTTACTTGTAAAGTTACTGCACTGCCGGATACCGCAGGAACTCTGACTCGTCCCATGACATAATTAGATGTTGTGTTGGTTATAAAAGTTTCTCGAAATCCGTTTGCGTTTGAACTGAAAGTGACAAGTCCTGTAACAAGATAATATCCATCATCCGGGACAGTGAAATACTGCACGACAGGAGTCTGGTTATTATAATTTGTCGTAGTATTGGATAAGCTAGATACATTATTTTTGGCATCCGCCTTTTTTAAATATGTGTCTGGAATGTTATTACCATCATAATCTGCACTAGCACGGGCAACACGCACAGCAGGATATGTACCGTCAGTTTTATCAGCATAAATATCGACAACATTATCATTTTGCACATTAAATTGGGGAAACAATGTACCGACAAATCCAGACCAGTCTTTTGCTACTACTTTTAGGAAATATTTATTGGCTAAACCGTCGTTTAACGATGATATCGCTCCCGTGCATGTTCCATTTCCAATCTTGGAAATGTCTGTCGTTCCAAGCATTTTATAGAGATACCGCACATTCTTGAACATCTGTGACACCTTCGCAAAAATTGAAGAGTGTTTTTCACCGCTTGATAATTTTGATACAGTCGTCCACGCTGACGCTGATCCGTCTGCCACATCACTGCTCGTAAATGATACGATATTGTTCGCTGTATCTCCACCTGTCGCTACTGCCCCAATGTTTGCTGGAGTGAGATTGACATTTCCTCGCCGATAGGATGCTTCTTTTGCGCCCTTAACCCCCGTCACAGGCGTTCCGGCAAGCACGTCCCACTTATCATCTGATGTTTTGTAGACATTTGCACCGGCAGGAATGACGTTACCGGCTCCTTCTTTAAATTCATCCGTAGTGGTAAATTCATCTGAAACATTGTACATCCAGCCTGCATTAACATTTGAAAGTGCCGGTAAATCTGCAAAAGCTACCGTTCCATGTGGCTGCAATCCACCTTTAAGACCTTCTGATATGTCTTTTGCCTGCTGATAGTAATACTTGGCATTGTCAGAATCCTCGCCCTCTCTGCTTCCTGTACCACCAACAGCATAACTCTGTGCCTTGGTTGCGCTATCTGCTGCAGATTCGGCTTTACCGATGATCTCTGTTGCTTTCTGCGTTGCAATATTGGCTTTATCTGTGGCGGTACTGGCTGACTGACTGGCAGATGCCGCTTCACTTGTGGCTGTGGCTGCATACTGACTGGCGGATGTCTCACTGGCTTTTGCGTTAGTCTCGGATATTGCTGCCGCCGTGGCTGACTTCGCCGCTGCTGTCTCTGACGCTTTGGCATTGGTTTCGGATGTTTTTGCCGCTGTTTCACTGGCTTTTGCGGCATCCTCACTTGCTTTGGCATTTATTTCAGACATTGCAGCATTTTTCATACTGGACTCCGCTTTTGCCACTTCCACTTTGATTTTCGCAAGATAGTTAGGCTCTAAATGCTTTTCCTCAATGCTTCCCTCTTTGACGATGGCAGACACTTTTCCATCCTTATCAATATAAAAAGCTACCGTATCAGAATCAAGGAACTCATACTGTGTAATCAGTGCCGACAGGTCTATGTACTGTTTCGTGCCATCAATCAGAGTCAGGATAATCTGCTGTGTGGTCGTGTTATAAACGAAGTTGATTGCGATTTTCTCCATCTGTGTATCAATCGTAATCTTAGAACCGTTCTTTTTTGTGATCGTAATGATTCCGGTCGATTCCTCAAAGGTCACGTCTGCAACAAGGGTAGCCACTTCTGTTTTCGTGGCTTTTGTGGTATCGAGAGTGATTACACGATCATCAATAACGCCAATAGCTGCGTCCATTTTGTTAAGATTGCTTTCATTAAGCGGTGTTTCATCACTCGGATAATTCTCCCAATTAATAGCACTATGCGCTTTATTCATGATCCTCACTCTCCCTTTCCTTTGCAAGCTTCATTTGTTCCCGCTCTACTGTAACCTGCCTGTTTGCCTCTTCCTTGATCTGCTGCAGAATATCCTTAAACACCAGGTACTTAGCTTCGATTGGAACATCCTCGCACAAATTTACATAATTGATAATGTCGTTTTCAAATTCCCGGATTTTTGCATTTATCATAGATTTTCCACCTTTTCCTTTAACTGTTCTATCTCTTCATGCTGCAACTGCACTGTGGCAACCAGATCAGCGATCAGCTCTGTATAATTCAGTCCGTAATACTTTTCTCCGTTACCGTTTGAGAAAATTTGAGGGCAAATATTCCATCCTTCTTCCACACTTTCCAAAACATCCTGTGCTATAAAGCCATGATGAAATCCATCCTTTTCGAAATTATAACGATACGATTTTGCTCTTAAAGAATAAATAAACTCAGATGATTGCTTTTTGCTTAAATCTAAAATTGTGTTTTTTATTCTTTTGTCAGATCCATTAATTACTCCACCTCTGAATCCACCTACTCCGGTATCTCCGTCTAAATGGATCATCATGTGGTCATTATCGTTTGCGCCTTTATGCAATGAAACCTGATTATATTGAACCGTACATTTATGAACAGGACTTTCAAGCGTCCCTTCCACTGTTCGAAATCCATCCGTTCCCATCTGTACAAGTGTTCCACTGCGTTTAAATTCAATAAGGTTTTCTACAGACTCTTCCGCTTGAATATGCATATATCCCCCGGTCATTTCCATAGAACCTTTTAATTCAAGCAGTTTTGCTTTGATTTTTATGCCCTCGGCTGACTGGTTGATTTCTGAAATGACGCTGTCTTTTGATACTTTCAAGCTGATCTGCTTTGATGACTGCGTAATCGTACTGGACGCACTCGATGAAAGCTGCTTAAATTTCTTTATCAGAGTCCATTTGTATTTTCCACTGCTTATTCCACCATCTGGTTCGCAACCATAAAACTTTCCAGTATTCTGATCCAAAAAACTGTGTCCAGAATAATACGAAGATGCAGGGTATGTATCTTGTGGATTCCCGAAACCACAATGTGTAACGTCATAATCTTCGGTATCCCATACTGTTAAAGAAGCACTGACTTCTGACCGTATCTTAGTTGCGGTCACCTCTATCTTTCCGGACAAATCGCCCTCTGCTTTGCTTGCTCTCGTAACTTCTGCTGTAATATTGTCTGCATTGATTTTAATAGCCGCCGCAAGTTTAACTTCCTGCCCTTGTGCCCTGGTAACCTCTGCTGTAATATTGCCTGCATTTTGCGTGATTCTCGATGATAAACCATCCGTTGTATTTTTAACTTCTGTACGAATTTCGCTTGCGGTCTGCGTGATCTGTGACTGCAATCCCTTCTCAACATCAGTTATCGTGCTCTGCGTCTTTTCGATGGTTCGCTCCAGCACATTGCTCCTACCTTTGAGTTTCAAAATACTTTTCTGTATTCCATTCGCTCCATTTGTCCGGTACTCTTCCCCGTCTGCTTCCAGATCATCACGTAAAGCCTGTATACCTTTTAAGGTTCTTTTAAAGATATATGACTCAATCAACTCGTATTTCGTCGGCAGACGCACTGCATCTCCGACTTCAAGGCACGGATTTCCTTTACAGTCTGCCGTAAACGGGCGGTAAACAATGCCTCTGATCTTGGAAAGAATATTTTTTGCAATGCCTTTCAGTTCTTTTGTGCCTTTGCCATATACAAGAAAATTATCCTCGATCACATAGGCATTGTCTCCGGTGCCTACGATCACGCCAATATCATTCTTCTGCTCCCTGATCTGTAGCTTATCAATGGTTTTGACAAGATAATCTTCATATGTGGCAGTAACATAGAATCCTTTTCCTATCTGCGTACTCTTTGGATCCCGCGGAAACAGATCATCTGCCGGATAAAGGTCATTTCTCGGATATAATCCCTGTATTTCCTGTTCCAGATAAATATAATGAAACTTCCCATCACGCCCCATGTGCCCCATACAGCCGTTAATCTCACAGATGCAGGACAACACTTCCTTGCCGCTCATAGATTCGCCTATGGTGCTCGATTCCTCTGTATCAGAACTTGTCTCGCTGGATGCCGTGACTGCAACTGTTTTTTCAATAGACATGCCGTCATTAACCAGTATAATGTCAGCCTGCTCAATTCCGAAGTATTTGAAAAAGCTGTCCCGGAATTGCTTCATTGTGACCGGATCATAAACTGTAACAGTCGTAGTTTTTCCATCTTTATCTTTCTGCTGCTCTTTATGGGATGGAAATACAGTGTTGTACCATGCTGCCACATCTGCATTTAAAATGTCATAAAGGGCATCATATGCAACTACATCACGGCACGTCCTGTCTGCCGTGGGCGTATCAGAATCAACCTTATATCGTCCGAACTGGAACGGGATATCTGTATGTCCACCAAGAGACATCCTTGCCGTCATCCATCTACCCTTCATTGGCAAAAATGTATTTGACACCGTAAATTTAATCATGGCAGCTTCACATGAGCCAAACGTCAATTCCTGTTCTGAACACAAACTTTCGGTCAATTCGAATTTTTCTTGGTGTAGCTCTGTATTTGTGATATTTATTTTTCCGTCATCAGATACGATGGACAACTGCTTATCGACCGTATCTTTTTTGAACAAGTCGCCATATTTATAATTAACCACCGTACACACCCCCTATGAAAGCAAGCCGAACTGAATTGTAACGAATTATTCCATCATACGTTCCGTATATCGTAGGCTGAAAATCTGCCATATAGCCGTACTGCGTCACATAATCGTCATATTCCGGGATATACGCTGTGATATAACATGCTCTCCCTGTTGCATTTGTGAACTGGCTTCTGATATTATTTAGCACCTCATTAAAAGTCTTATTTGTCAGCATTGCCCGTGTTTCAAACTCCACTTTTAAAGCCTTTAATTCCACGGCATTTCTATGCAGATAACCGTTGGCATCCGTATAATCGTCTAAATCCTGCATATTGACATATGGGCTATATGATTCCGCTTTCATAAAAGACATTGGCACTATGTAATTCCCAATCTTTAAAAGCCATCCGCTGTATGCCATACGATCACCTCCACTTACTTTTCGTTTCTGAATCTATTGATATGGATGCCGTTATCATCACTTAAAAATAAGATTTCCGATTCTCCATTTGGAAGAATGTCTGCCACAAAACAGTTATTCGGATTCCCTATTTGTGTATGATCTTCCGGGCATTTATTCCAATCTATCGGTTTATACTTTTTTCTCATGGCTATTCTCCTGAAAATAGGTATAAAAATAGCACCTGCCACCAATTTGATAGATGCCACTTCTTTTTCTTGATCTATTTTGTAATTACTTCGATATTGGGCGATTTAATCACAATTTTCTCCGGTGTGTGAATTACTTCCGTGTTCCCATATGTAATCCTGATTTCTAATTTGTTCATAAAATTTCTCCTAAATTTCATACTCCGGGTATGCTGCTTCCCAAACATTCCTATGGTAGGTATTTACCTCTCCATAATTTGCATCAAAAATCTTTTTCACGCCATATCCAAGTTCAATGCTCTTTTCTTTGAGTTTTCGCCAATTAAATGTTTTCCAGTCCACACCGTTCATTGCTGCAACACGCTTAATAGAATACCAGTCTTTGCTATAATCAAGTTCCTGCTGCAGCTTTTCATTCTCCTGTTCTGCAATCTGCCTGCGCTCTACTTCATCCGCATATGCCCGAAGTGCCGATGGAAAATCTTTCGGGACCTGTCCTCTCTCCATCTCATCAAACCGCTTTACATACCTTGCAGTAAATATGATTCCTTTTTCACCATTAAATTTGTTGGCGAGGAAATCACACCCCATTTTGGTGACTTTATAGCATTTATTTTCCTTGC